CGGTCTGCGTCTTCCGGCGCATCAAGGGGGGCAATCCCAATGACGGATGGCTCATACCTTCGCGGCGCGACCTCAATGTATTCGATGAGCATTGTTTGACCGCTACCGAATACTCGCCTTATCGCTTCCCAACACTGTGCGTTCAAATGTCTTTCTCCAGTTCCAACTCAATCGTGTAACCCGCGTTTGCCACTGCGCCGTGCGTTGTCAATTGGATGTCTCCGGTTCCGCCCGTCCCCAGGTCTTCAATGGGACCGAGCGACGACAGATTAAGAGAACCTGCCCCATTTAAAATAATTGCCGGAGTTCCTGGAGCAACCCTGTCAAACTTGAGTGAAACTGCCATACCGTCGGTGATTGACCAACACAGGCGAGAAATTTTCACTCGTTCTGGGGCTCCTGGCAACGTGGAAATGTCAACTTTGGTGACTGCTGATTCTCCGGTTCCGTCTGAGACATTCGATAGAACAAAGCCGGACTTATGATTCGACTTCACGAGTTCTGAGACAACTACTGTGTCCGCCATAAAATCCTCCTGCTTGAAATGCTCCCCGCCTCCGGTTAAAGAGGCGGGGAGTTTTCAAATAACTTTCATCCCGTCAACAATCAGGCAACCGTGTTTTTGTAGACGTAGCGGGTATCAACCGCGCCGCATCCACCGTAGAACGATACCTTGAATTGCTGAATCACATCCCGATTGAAACCTTCCTCAGTGTCTTGACCGACACGGGTGAAGGTCTCTAACGGCCACACTTCTTCCCAACGGAACTGACGATTGAAGGCTCCATAGAACCAGTCGGTTGTGCCGAAGTCCAGGTATGGATTGACCAACACATCGAACATGTTCCGCGCCAGGTTTTCGTCGTTGCCGTATTCTCCATTGTCTCCGGCGACTTTCTCGTTCCGCACGAGTTTTTCAGCCTTCGTCCAGAGGTTCGGAGCAACGAGCATAATCGGGCGGTCGCCCATAACCCAGATGGGTTTATTTTGCTCGTCTTTCGTTGCCAACAAGTTCGTGTGAACGTTTTCCCATCCGGCAACGCCGAGCGGGTTTGTCGTCAGCAGGTTCTTGTTTCCAACGTCATACAGCGCACCGTAGTTCAGTGCGTCACCGTTCACATCCACAACCGTCGAGAGGATGAGTTCCTCACGGGTGCGGGCACCTTCCTCACCGAGACCACGAGCGCGGTCGAGCAACTGACCGGTTTGGTCAAAGAAGACAGACTCTTTCGTCAAGTCCATCAACCCACCATGCTTGTGATTGCGGATGCGGAAGATTTTTTCTTCCGGCGGTTCCGCTTGCGAGTAGTTTTCCCGCTCCTTCAGTTTTCGGATGCGACCAATGGGCGTCCACCCAGGAATTTTCGATTCCTCTAAGCGAGACGGCACCGTCCGCACGAGCCTGTCCCCGATTTTCGGGAAGGCTTGATACGCTTGGATGATGACAGAGGAGATAATTTCACCGGCGATAACGGGGAAAGCCGAAGCCACCACGTTTTCCTCCAGTTGCTTTTCCTCAACGAGCTTTACATACAGCCCTTTGAAGTTCACTCTCTCTGGGTTGATTTTCTTGGACTCAACCAACTCCCTTACTTTCGTTCCTAATTCCCTATGGGCGACGCGGTTCCCCACCTCGGTTCCACTTGGGTTGTATTTGGTCTCATAGGATTCGACCAGGTTCACTATTTCTCGTGACATGGTTTCAGTCCTCCTTAAGCGGCATCGCCGGTGTCACTTGCCTTGCGCAAGAAGACGACACGGACAGATGTTGCACCGAGTTTTGTTTCCACTGCCTTCGCTACGGGGTCGGTCGCTGATTTTTTCAACGACTTGCTGTTGTTGATTTGCAACAGGTCTCCGTAGGTAATGTCCGTTGCTTCGTCGAGCGGTGCTTCAAACACCGCCGTGGCGTTCGGACGACTCACCACGATTTTATCGACACGCGTGTCAATGTCACGCTTGGCTCCCTTCGCCACGCCCTCAAAATCAAGGTTGTCGGTGGAGTCAACAACGGGGATGATTTCCCCAGTGTCCAACTTCACCAATTCACCGACCTCGATAGCGGTAGCGGGTGCCACTGGCACGGCGACGGTAGCTTCTACTCCGTCTTTATACAGGATGTCATACATGGCCTTCCCTCCTTATGCGTTTTCGACCGCTTCGGCTAACTGCTCGTCGGTCGGTAATTCAGCTTCGTTCGGTTCCTTACCGGAACCACCGTGGCCCAAAACTTTTGGGGCTCCTGCGGGTGGCGTCTTCTCGATAAGTTCCTTGTGACTTGCAACTATGCTCTCCGCCAGTTCGACAGAGATAGACTCCGCTTCGATGAGCTTGCTCACCTTCTCGGAGACTTCCTTTGTGAATCCGGCTTCTGCCAGAATCTTCGACTTCTTTGCTTCGAGGATGAGCTTGTCAGCTTGCTCACCCTTTTTGATTTTTTCCTCTAGCTCCTTCAACATGGCGTCCCTGGTCTCTTTTCGGATGGCCTCGACAAGAGTCGGGTTACCTTTTTGAAGGTCATCGAGAGTCACTTCTTCTATTTTCATATCACTTCCTCCTTCGATGGACTCAAACAGGTTTTCGTTCACTGATGCTTCCGTCACCAAGTCGATACTGAACGTCGCCTTTGGTGCGAAACTTTCAACAAGGAAAACCCCGTTCTCGTCTCGACCTTTTCCGCGATCCCGTATCGACAGGCCAACCCCCGCGGGTTTCGCATCCGCAATCGGGATCACAAGATTCTTTATAGTGTCATTCGGCAAGAGGTGAAGGTCGGCTCGCAAAACCCGCCCCTCCTCAAGCCGAACATTCCGGTATAAGCCCCCCAGGTCACGGACACTTCGGACCGCGCCGTCATCTGACTTCGGGTGGTCGAGATACATCTTCGCCCCTTCGTATCTTCCGACTGCTTCTTCCAGGGCTTTCCGCGTGTAGAAGGTTTTATTTCTGGAAACCTTTTCGCCGGTTAGAATGACGACATTACGGATGACTCCGTTTTCCTTGTCGATGGTCGCCTCACCGATGGCTTCGGACAAATTAACTTCGTGCTCGAAGTCTTGGAATTTATTTTTACTCATGGACTCCTCCGCTATTTTCAGAATAGCATTTGCTGTTTCGAGCAACTGCTCCTCTGTTCGTTTTTGTTTCACTGAAAAACTCAATCCTCATTCGGCCCAACTTCGTCATCGTCTGCGAAAATTTTGTCATCAAACACATAAGTCGGATAACATTTGCAGTGAGGATGAACTGGGACTCTATCCTCGAACTCCTTCGCTGACAAAACGGTTCCGTCCGCTTCGGCGTCACAAAGGTCACAAGGTTCCCCCTCAGGCGTCCGTGTGACCATCGCCCCTTTAATCCACCACTTGTCTTTCATGTAAGCCGCTGTGGTTTGCGTGTAAACCTTCGCCATTTCGGTTCTTGCCATTCGCAAGGCGTTCTTATATGGGGAGTAATAAGCTCCCTTCGGAAGGATTTCGTTTCCGGCGGCGTCGTAAATCATTTTCGGTGAGAAATAAGTTTTCACTCGACGCGCCACAACTGTCGGGTGTTCCCCCGCGAGTATCCCGTTCGCAATCAATCGGTCGACTTCTTTTTTCGCGGCATTGGTGATTTCGTAAAGCCGCTGAGTGAAATTTAATCCGTTCACCACGGCCTTTTCATTGTCCAGGATTATTTTGTCCAACTTCTTCGTCCACTTGACGGAATCCCAATCGACTTCCGGCGTGTTGCGGTTCGCTATCGTCGTGTCCATCGCAAATGCCATGCGGTCTTCTTTCAGCGACTCCCAATTCTTTTCAAAAATCGGCAACAGGGCGGCTTCGGATGTCTTCAACCCATAAATTCCTGAATCCCAGATTGAGCGGCGGAGCCATACACGTATTCGCCGACGGAGAACAACGCTCATTTCCTGGGAACGCTCCTGCAACTTTCTCAAATTTTTCCTGTCGCTCGCCCAACGAATCACGGCTGACTCCATTGTCGTCGCCGCCTCCTGGAATATCTGCTTGAGGTCGAGCTCCGTTTGTTTGAGGAACACGAGGAAAGCGGCTCGCGATTTTCGCATCCTTCTGCTGACAACGTTCTGTTGGAGAATCTGTCGACTGACCTCCATTTTTTTCGCCAGTAATACTGCGTCGTCGAACCGTCCCCCCTTGATGAGATTGACCATATCTGGGAATCGGCTCGACCGAACAACTGTCGGGAATCTGTCAATGAGTCTGCGAATTTCCGGTGTTTTCCGAATCGCATCGACTATCACCTTGCTCATTTCAATCCTTGCTCCAAGGTCTCCGCTTCCGCTTTGATTTCGGACAAAATCAGCGGGAGCTTCGACAACAATTTGATTTTTGTTTCGTAGTCAATCAACGACAACAACTCCCAAAATTTCTGGTCGACTTCGTTGTGGCGTTGCTGAATCTGACTGGCCAATGCTTGCGAAATGGAACCAAGTTTAACTGTCGGCATTTCCGTTACCTCCGCTCTTGGAAATTAAATAATTCGCAAGCTCTTTCGGGTCTCGCATTTGCAAGACGGACTGCCGCTCGGATGCGCTCATCGTGGAGAGAACGCTCTGCAATTCCGTTTCGAGTCCCGTCTCGTCATCCAACATTCCCTTCTTAACGCCGAGCAACGGGTTCCCCACCTTCTGGCCTTCAATCTCGATTTGCTGTTGCTTGCGAACTTCCTCCGCATAATCGAAACCGAGAGACGCTGATGCCGTTGAATCTGCAACCCACCCCTGAGTCCTGGCCAACTGGAGTGACTCGGTAAACATTTTCATGTCACGATGGACGACTTCAGGCCACTGCATGTCGCATCCGTAAAAAGCCTCGGATGGGATTTCAATTTTGCCAGAGGCCAAGAGCGTTTCCGTTTCGTCCTGCCCCTCGTCCCTGTCGGATTCTTTTCCTGCTCCGGCCTCCGGCTTAGATTCGGTTTGCTCAACAAGCTCGGCCTCTTTGTTCAACTTGGCCATGAAAACTTTGTCGTCCGGCTCACTGACGAACTTGGCGTCAACCGCGCCCTTAATCACACGGCGATAAATCTCATACCACGCATTTTCGAGGAACACTTGCCAAAACTGAATCGCCTTCACCATCGGTGCTTCGCTCACCATCGAACTGGAATAATTCGCGTTCGATGCGTCGCCAAACACATACTCCGGCAAGTTTGTCCCTGCGGCCATAGAGGTTTTCAGGTGCCGCCCGTCTTCTTTTGCGTCCGTGGCGTTGATGTTGGGGGACTCCATTTTGTAGTCGACCCCTGGACCGGCGACCAGGACGGTGCCGCCCCGAATGTTTTGCTTTTTCTCTCCACCCTGCATTTGGGTCGGTGACGTTTTGAATGTATCCTTGAGGGCGGCAACTTGCGACGGGGTGCCCTCGATTTTCTTGATGAGAACAATCGCCGTCCGCATTTTGTTCAGCAGGATTCGATTCTCAAGCCACTGCTCGTGCTGAGTAATCATCCGCATGATGGGCTGAATGAGAGACTCGCCTCTTTTTTGGTCTGAGTCGGCGAAAACTTTCACATGCAAGACGTTCTCTGCGGGAATTGAGCGATAACTATTTTCGTCTGTCCGCGATTGAACCCAGTAGCGAACGACACGCTCAACATCTTCTGGGTCGGTCTCAATTCCGTTTTTCGTGTTATTGGCGTCCCACTGCGCACTCGATGTCGGAGCGGGATTTCGTATCAACAGCGGGTCAAGAAACCGGATTGTTGTTTTTCCTGTTGACTTCCCGTTTTCGTCCTTATCGAAAAATTCAATGAACACTTCCCCGTCCCTGAACAGGCGCGTCGGAATTTCAAATTGCTTCCATCGCATTTTGTTCCGTGGCGATGTCCAGAACTCGCGCCACACATACCACAGCTTCGGGTTTTTCGACTTCGGCGTTATTGTGACTCCTCGCCCCATGACGTAGTTTACCAGGGTTGTTATCGCGGCCCGCGCATTTTCATTCCACCGGAATAATTTCCTGGCTTGGCGAATCATTTCCAATTGGTTCGGCTCAAGATGTCCCT